ATTTCATACGCAAACCAGACCTATGGGGACCAGTTCTTTCCCCTCGGCCTCCCTGAAGAACACCTTGAGAATGCCACCGAGGCCTACGGATTCTACATCGCTGAAAAAGAACTTTATGGCGGCAAAGATCAGGTCATGGATCTGTACGTCCGGACCGATAATGCGTTTGTCCTCGAAGACGGTGTTGGCGAAATTTCCGTAGTCGATCACGATGAGTTCATGAAACGTGCAGAAGAAATGGCCGACGATCCACACGATGAAGAGGAGGTCATGGATATTTTCTACGACCTCATCGACTCAGAGGAGAGCGAGCTGTTTCAGGTCATCAGAGATATCGCGGCTAAAAACGATGCAGACCCCAGTAGCGCATTGAACGATCTAAGGACCCTCGGGACAGTCAGCAACCGCGAGTTCTGGACCACCATTACCTCTGGATTTATGGATGAGGTAAATGACAGTGGACAATTGATCGGACAGGATATCGCGCAACAGATTGTTGAGGCGATGGGATATGATTCTATTATTCTGAAGGATGCAGACCTCCAGTTTAAGGGAATGAACATGCTCCCAAATACCACCCATGTCCATATATTCCACAAAAACAGATCCAACATAAAATCTGTAAATAATGTCGGGACCTTTGATATCAACGACCCGAATATCTACCACCAAGAAATGTCGACGCGGATGCCGACACCGAGCTTCAACGTCAACTCAATCGACAACCTCCTGACCCTGAACTCCGAGGCGTTGTTCCAAAATGAGGACGCTCTGGCAAAGAACGTTGAGGTCATGCTCCGGTCACCAGCCTTTAGAGACTTCAAGGGGACTCCGAAACAGAAAGCAGAGAAGATCATCAAGCATATGATGGACAACCTGCTGTTTCTGTACGATCAGGTAGACCCAGAGATAAGGGAGCGGTCAAAGCTCTGGTACGATGGAGCCAACAAGATCTCGAAAGAATGGGCCGATCGCTACGGGATGACCCCTATGCAGACGGCAGCATCGATCGCGGTACTGTCCCCGCAGAAGGACTGGTTCACAAATGTTTCGCTGTCGGAACGTGTCATCGATATCGTCCTCGGCCAGCAGATCACCAAGTTCGACACGGAGATGGCAGCAAAATTCAAGAGTCATGCTTCATACGGAAAACAGACCAAGCGCGGCGACAATATGTTCATGCCGGAATATCTCGATGCTGTCATGGGCAAGACTCTCGGTGAAATTTTGGCGACCGGCAACTACGAACACGCCGCGATATTTGTCCGGATGTTTGACCAAGTCTACAACAACAAGGCCTATTCAGTTATCACCCCAGAAGGCGGGGTCGGAGACACAATCAAGACTGGAAAGGGTGAAGACAAGGCTGCTGCGTGGGGATCTTTTGGAGAGATAGCTAAGGCAATATCTGTCGTTTTTGATGGGTCTCACGACAACGTCCACTACCAGCTCGGAGAGAACCACAAGGTCCGGAGCTTCTACAATAATATTTACACACCGAACAGCGAGAACGGCCACGCGACTATGGATACCCACGCGATGGGTGCTGCCCAGTTTATGCCGTTCTCATCGAAGAGCTATCAGGTTGGCTATGGTTTTGGTGGAAAATCTCAGGGAGATCCAGAGTCCGGATCTGCAGGTGCTGGCGATGTTGGACTCCTCGGGACCTACCCCCTTTATCATGAGGCATACAGACGTGCTGCAGAGGCAGTAGGGATACTCCCGAGAGAGCTGCAGTCGATAACTTGGGAGGCCATCAGAGGTCTCTTTGGTGCCGAACAGAAAAGTAAGGCCAACGCCAAGAAGGTTGATGCAATCTGGCAGAGATACAAAGACAAAAAGATCACCAAGGAAAAAGCCAGAGAAGAAGTCATGGAGCTTTTCGGCGGCATCGAGCAGCCTGACTGGGTCGGGACCGAATCGAATACTGAGATCAAGCCGACGTACAATGGCCGGTCTCAGCGCGACGTTGGCAAGATGCCTCCGGTTGAAGTCCAGTTCGAGGTTGCCCCAAATCCTGAAAACAAAGGAGCGACGGCAGACTGGAATACTTTACCTATTGAGATCCAGCGTCAAATAACGACCGACGTGGCCGCAGAAGTGATCCCTGACGTGCTCTCAGCGTTTAATACGACTGGGACATACTCTATACAGGCTGGAGGGTATGAGGGTGGCACAACCCCCAATATTGTCCTGAACGTTGACGACCCTGCCAACGCCACGAGGATAGCCCAGATGCTCGGGTATGCCCTCGATCAGGCAGGGATGATTGTCGCATCGACAAAACAGAGCGGTAACCTTATCGACAACGGCGCGGTAACCATCGACTTGCCGGCAGGGACATCGCTGGAGAAAATCTCTGAGCTTTACGGGTCCCTGTACGAGATCGAAGTTAACGGTGAAAAGATTGCCAGCGGACACACCACTGTAAACGACCAGATGGTCATCTTTAACTTCACGGATATCCCACTCGAAGAATTTTCAAAGATGATCAGTGAAAAACTTGGTGATAATTTTATGGTCAACGAAGAGGTTTTTTATTCCAACCTCATCGAAGATTACAATTATGATCCGCTGCCTGAATTTGAGTATGAAAAAGACGGGACAGTAAAACTTACAAAAGCTGGGAACCCAAAGACCCGTACCAAAAAACGTACCGAGCCTATCGATCGAAAAGTAGATCAGGTCTCACGAAAAGCAAAGGCTCTTTACGAGCAGCAGATGAAATCGTATTTCCCTAAGAGCACCGTGGCTTCTGGGACAATGCCGACAGAGGTGTCTATCGGGGTTGGAAGCTTTAAGCCTGAGCCTATCTATAACGGAACTTTATATCGGGAGACCGATCTCGAGGGCCTCGGAGATATTCTCAAGAATACACTGGCTGATTCTCCAGAACAGGGCTGGGTGACAAATAAATATTTTTCAGACAACCCAGATCTAGCCCTCGGTCAGTACGGAAACAAGGGCGTGATGATGGAGTTCGATGGTGCGAACATCCACGGAACGGCCCCAGATAGTCTTGCGAATAGAGTACCGGCCAGCGGGAAAGAGTACGTCAGCGAGTACATAGGGAAGGATGCCCTTATTTCCTTCACTATTCCGAAGGGGAGTCGGTTAAAAGGGTCACCAAAGGTCTTCGCGTCGAGGCACTTTGACAAGGAAGTCCTTAAAAACGGCGCAACTAAATACACCAAAAAAGTTCCTGAATCACAGAAGCTCGTTGATGGAGAAAACTTCCCCGACCAGCCTGAACATTTTGTCAACGGTCTGGCAACGAGAAACGGATTTGTCAGAGTTGTCCACTGGTCGAAAGTTGAAGACCTCGATACTATTTCTCCGGAGGCCTACGGGACAGGAAAGAAAGGGGCAGAGGCAAAGCGGCAAGAGTCTCCGCATTGGATTAATAGAAGTTATTATGGGCTGGTCGATCAGGATGCCTATGAAAAAGAATACGGTGTCGGACAACACCCGAACTACATCGACCTTCGGGCTAAAGATATCTACGACATGGCGAAAGATCCAGACAACCTGAAAGCGAAGTCTATTGACTGGGGAAGGATGGACCCATCGCTGCTGGAAAAGAATATTAAAGAGGCTGGATACAAGGGGTACTGGACGGCTAATGTCCTCGGTGGTGTCATTGCATACTTCGATGAAGTGAAAACAAACGAGACCACGATGGAGCAGCACGTTCCTGACGACGAGAACCTGACTGACGAAGAGAGGGCTGCAAAAACAACTGAGTCTGTCCGAGCAGTTCCTGCAGAGCGGACCTACCAGCAGCAGGAACGGGCATCGATATCGTTTCAGAATGTTGCCGAGGGTGTTGCTGCGAACATTTCCCTGACGGAAAAAGCGGACCTGTCTTCAGTCGTCCACGAGATGGGGCACTTCTTCCTCGAGATGGTGAAGGACACCTACGAAACGATGGGAGCCTATGCCGATGAGTGGGAGACCATCCGACAGGAATATGGAATCGAGGGGGACATCAAGAGATCCCAGCACGAAGCTTTTGCGAGGGACTTTGAGCAATATCTCGGGTCCGGAAAAGCTCCATCGCTGGAGATGCAATCTTCTTTTGAGAAGTTTAAAAAGTTTATTGTCAATGTTTACGGAACTCTGCGGAGACTTGGCAGACCACTCTCTCCGGAAATAACATCGGTATTTGACAAGCTTCTTGCGACGCAAAAACAGATCGAAGAAGTAAAGGCCTATGACGGACTGTTCACGATCCTCGACAATGCTGACCTGTCTGAGACCGATGCAAAAGTTCTGGCCGAGGCCAGTGAATTGTCAGACGAAGAGGCATCGAGGGCTATCGATCTCTACAAGATGATGGACCTGAAGGAACGGAGAAAAGAATATCGCGAACAGGCCAGCAACGAGTGGCGAGAGCAAGTATCGACGAGGGCAATAAAAATCGCGATGGATACCGGTGGAATAGCTCTGAGCGAAAAAGAGACATACGGGGATGGCTTCCCGAAAAATGTTGGACTATTCCGGAAGGACGGGAGACCTCTGGCTGCCATCGCTATCGAGCTGGAGATGACTCAGGCAGAGCTGGTCACTGTCCTCAAAAATCACACAACAAAAACGAACTACGTCGAGACACGGGTCGTTGAGCTTGAGGCCGAGTACGATTCACAGCTTGACCCGAGAGAGGCCGTCCACTCAGCGAAGCTCAGAAAGCAGATGGAGGTTGAGTCAAAACTGCTTGCGAAGCTTTCCCATAAACAACGTGTCATCGAGAACAGACGGATCAAGGCTTACGCAGAGAAGGTCGTGAAAGAAATGGACCAGCGAGAGATCAACAATGTCGCGAAGACAATCGCTGCTCTGCGCCGCGCGAGACTTGAAGCCAACAAACATGTGAAGGACGGGAACTTCGACAAGGCTCTGGAAGCAAATGAGCGAGCACGGTTGAACGAGCAGATCATCCTCGAGAAAATCCGTGCCAGAAAAAAAATAGATTCAATCATGAGGTCGATGAAGAACACCGCGAGAGCCATCAACAATAATCCGAAAGACTATCGCGATGAACACCGGAACCAGATCTCAAGATTGTTTGCGAGATTTGAGCTTGGTCGAATTATCCCCCAGCAGGACGATACGACCCTTGCACAGTTCTTCGACTGGCTGAACAGAGACATCAACCCTGATGACCCGATCGATATGCTGACCGGTGGATACGGGACATACGAATGGCTGTACGAGGAGCGAGACTCGAAGCAACTGAAGACCATGAGCTTTGAGGAACTGAGCAACCTCGATCAACTCATCAAATTTCTGAAAAAAGATGGCCGGTTTAACAGCAAAGATTTCCTGTCTGATGGCGAGACAAAGGTTCAGGACAGGGTAGATATGCTGATAAACAAGGTGTCTCGGACCCTTAAGCCTATTGGCCAGTTCGATATGTTTAAGCGGGTCAAGCAGCAGATGAGAAAGCACAAGGCCGAGCATATCCCGATCCAATTTTTAATGATGAGGATGGATGGATACGATCTGTCAATGACCGGCGAGAACATGCAGATATTCAACTCGCTGGCAGATGCCCACGCTGAGAAGCACCTCCTGTCATCTGAGTTGCGCTCGAAGCTCGAAGGACCACTGAAGCAGCTCAGAGACTCAGCGATGAAGCATCCTCGGATATTATCAAATTTGAAGAAGCCGCCAAAGTTTGAAGGCCAAGAAAATACTGACGAGATCTACGAGTGGACCTTCGACAGGGTCATCGCAGTTGCTCTAAATATGGGCAATATTGATAACCTGCAAAAACTTGCCGATGGCTACGGCTGGACTCTCGCTGATCTTTATGAAATCACCAACATCCTGACGCAGGAAGATCTTAATGCCGTTCAGGAAATTCTTGACGCGGTAAATTCTCTGAAGCCGAAGATCGGGGAGACACATAAAACCCTTAAAGGATACGAGCCGACATGGATTGAGGCAAACGAGATTACTTTCCCCGCTGTTCAGGCCCATACTGTCAACGGGGTGTCGATCCCAGCGAGGGCTGAAGTCACTTTGAAGGGCGGGTATTATCCGATCTACTTCGACAACAAGATGAGCAGCCCTATGGGCAAGATCTCAGAGAAGGACATGGCCCTGCAGAGAGCGAGTGGAATTGCTGGATCTACAAAACCCCCTGCAAACTTTACTCTTGAGCGTCAGACGAAGGCTGGAGGCCGCGCGATAAGCCTGAGCATGAATGTCCTGATGGACCACCTGTCATACGCGACACATTACGTCACACATGCGGTTCCGCTGTCTGACGCGATGAAGTTAGTGGGGCACAAGGACTATTTTGACTCCGTAAAGAACTCGTTCGGTATCGACATGGCCCAAAATATCAGGAAGATGATGGCCCACATCGCTGATCCTTCTGCAGGGAAGCCGCTACTTTCTGGAGACCAGTTCCTCGAAGGAGAAAGACACCGCGCGACAGCTTGGATTCTCTGGTTCAATGATTCCGTGGCATTAAAACAGCCGTTTTCAATTTTCAACTTCGTCAGCACGATGGGGAAGGCAACAGCAGTAAGACATTTGATCCCAGAGATCTTCAACATGATGACCAACCCGTTGAATTTCTACAAGCAGGTCCATGAACTGTCACCAAATATGGCCTCACGGGCGAAGGCTGTCGACCGAGATCTCCAGTCGGCAGATAAGTTTGGCCGGATAAGGAAGCCGACAAAAGGCGAAAGCATCAACACCTATCTGTCGAAAATTTCAGACACTGCAGGGCCGATAATGATCAGGGTAATGGATACCATTACGGCATATCCTGCATGGATGGCTGCCTACAAGAAAGGCATGGAAGACTTCGCTGGGGACATGGGCGAGGCAAGAAAGTATGCTGATGCTATAATCTCAGCAACGCAACCTTTCGACCGGCCACTCGACCAGCCGATAATAAGAGCATCGAAGGGTGGAATGAATAGGTTTTTCACCATGTTTACCGGCTATGTTATTAAACACGCGAACCTGAAGATGTTCAGAACCGAATCTGTTGCTGAATATTTCAGGACCGGTGGTAAATCTGGAGATCACCCGATAGAGTTTTTATCCCACGTCTTGCTCGAGCGAGTTGCTCCGGCCATGCTCATGACTCTCATGATTGGATGGTGGCGAGACGAAGAAGAAGAACTTGAAAAAAGCGACTACATGTTCAGCGTTCTTTCTTATCAGTTTGCCGGAAGATATCTCGTCCAAGACGTTGCCAACCTCATGTCTGCAGCAGCGACTGGCCAATGGCAGAGGCAAGTCGGCGATGTTCCTGTAGTTACTGGTATCAAACTGCTGGGTGAAACTGGTAAAATGGCATATGAACAAATAACTTCAGGGCAATTTGACGAGAACCTTGCCCTATCATTTTTGCAGCTACTTGAATACGCAACGAGACTCCCGCTGTCAAAAGCGTATAAACGAATTGAAGAACACACTGAGGAATAGGAGGAAGTAATGACTGTATTGGGACAAAGAACCACAGCAAACTTTATTTGCCGAGGAGGCCACCGGTACGACCTTCCTTTTGACTTCCTCTTTCTTGATGGCCGGACGATTTATGTTACTCATGTTGAAGACGAAGTAATAACTGAACTCGAATATAACATCGATTACAAGGTCTACGGAGGCGATGGGAACTCTGGGCACATTGAAACCACGAAGGCCTACGCATCAGGATATCTCAATGTCCACAGGAACACTCCTGCTGTGCAACTATACGATGCCAGAGTTGGCGATGGATTCAACACCGATACCTTTGAACAGCAGCTTGACCGCATGATCATGGTTATCCAAGAGACCGATACGGTAACCGACAACGCGATCCACCTCGGACCAGAGGTCCCTCGGATAGTTTCGAGACAGCTCCCAGACCCTGAACCAAACAAATTCATACGCTGGAACTCCCTTGGCACGAAGTTTATCAACGTCGACGGGACAATAGAAATTCGGTTGTTTACTCCGAGGGCAAACCAAGAATACCCCGACTTGACTGGGATAACTGGCCCTGCATTTTGGATTATAACAGGACTTCTTTTCCCCTATACATGGCAGACAGGAGATCTTGCTGGCCTGACCGGAGACAATTCAGACTTCATGATCTGGACAACAAGACGATGGTTCCTCGTTGACAACCGGATGAAAGCCGATGATTTTTACCGGTTAGACGGGACCCAGCCACTCAATGCAAATTTTGCTGCTGGTGGGTACAGGCTTACGAACGTTGCTGACGCAATACAGCTCGATGATGCTGTGACTCTCGGCCAGTTCGATGGTGTCGGTGACCACTTTGTTAATATCACCGGCGATGAAATGACCGGCAACCTGACTGTTGGGACAGGAGAATCAAGTGGCCACATCAACATCCAGTCGGCAGATGCTTCAGGGTATACCTCGCTGATTCTCAGAGACGAGACTGGTTTCTCGAGGGGGACCTTCTACGTCAAGTCTGACATCGACTATGTGGGCATTCAGAAGCAGGACTCATCCAACGCTACCGTCTGCGAGGTAGAACTTAAGGATGATGGCAACCTCGAGCTGAAACTC